ATATAAGCATCGCTCGTATACCATTCGTTGTCAGTACCCCCAAATAACGCCACAGAAGACGCTGTATCTGCAGATATCGAAAGAACCATACCATCGCTTGCGTCTGTCGTGTTATGCACCGTATCGCCCGGATTGGCGTACTCTGAGGTTATGAATTCTGCTGCTGTGTCTGTTAAGGTAGCAGCACCACCCGTAGCGTCACCAGCCGAAGTCGCAGTTCCGGTTATCTGGTCGTAAAGTGCCTGCTTGTCTCGAATGGTGAAATATGATGGTACTCTCTGAGAAGATACGTTCTCGACCTTGTAATAACTCGCCGTACCTGAAGGTGTTCCACCGTTCCAGCCGGTAGCAGATAGAGACTTGTCGGTATATACCGCAACCGTATCGTCTGTATTGGTCGTGGTTGAAGCTGCTCCAAGGTAAGCCCAGAACTCCCCGCCGATGGTATTCGTAACCGTAACTTTATATAGTGCTTCGTCGGCGGTTGAAACAGGCGCAGTTTCCCAATCTGAAAAGTCCTGGCCGGTGTCCGTTAAAACGGTTGCAGAAGTGGTTATGCTGGTAACTTTTATGTCCACTGTCCGGGTATAATTGGCGTTCCGAATGTCCTCGTAATCCTTGAAGTTTATGAACGAATCACCGTTGGCATTGGAAAACTTTAGATAATATTCGTTACCTTTTGTCATTAAAAATAGCCGCAAAAAGTCGGCATTTAAAACGTAGCTTTCCTGATCCGCAACCGTAATGAATTCTTGACTTCCTGTAAGCGCCGCCGTTCTTGAGGCCCACTGTTTCGCAGCTTCCCAAAGAAAATCGTAAGAAGTTCTGTCGTCAACCCATGTGCCGGTTGAATCCTCGTCCAGCAGTTTTTCAAGTCGGTATAAAAGATTTTTACCGTCCATTTATTTACCCTCAATTAGCCATTTAAGCATATCGGTTGCACCGGCATGATAGTTCTCGTCCTTACGGTTACTCTCTCTTCCGGCCTTTGCCTCGGCTCTGACAGATTCCTTATACCTGATAAGGATCTCGTCAATAGACCTTTGGACTACAAAACTGCCGTACCTCTGCCTTACCCACCAATCCCGAACCTGCGAACGAATTATTCCAATTATTCCAAAACGCATACAAGCACCGTAAAAGCCTCATCAACCGATGCGCTGCTGATCTCCACCGTGTTAATTCCGTTCATTGGAAACGGTGTTAAATCGTTCAGCGTCCCGGTTAAGTTAGTGAACTTCCTAACAGCGATACTATCAGGGTCGGTTATGGTCAGGTTAAACGTAGTAGTAGAAGTGGTCGCCTTGATATAGATTTGCTGGCAAAGGCGACCAAGTATCTTCAGCGTGTTTCCTGACCAAAGCCCCGCAGTTGGAGTGACCTGTCCCGGTTGAAATCTGTAAACTGACATTTATATCATGCTCTCCAAATCAACATCTCCCTGATACGTGCCGGTTTTGAAATCCTTTCTGAGATATTCGGTGTTGGTGTTTTCCTGAAGCACCTTGCCGAGTATCTTGTAAACCCTGGATGCCTGGTTGCGGCTGACCTTCCCCTTTTCCGGGTTAATGCCCATGTTTTTAAAAACAGAGCCGTACTTACCGACCGGAATAATCGGGGTAATCTTGCGCTTTAATTCATCGTGAGGATTCGCAAGACCTTTCTTCATCTCAGACCGGGTAAACATACTGCCCTGAATTTCACCTGCAAGATGTTTATACAGTGTAGCCGCTTCGTCCTTGTCCTTGCCGGTCAACTTGACATGGCTTTTGTTTATTTCGCCAAGTCGTGTCGTGTCCCTGGCAAGCTCGGCCTTCAGCTCAGGAATTGCAGTCGGGTTGATAGCCCCGCTTTCGAGCGCCCTTTTGTTGCTTGCGATTCTTTCCACAAGGTTTTCAATCTGGGTCGTAAAGTAAAATGCCGGGTATTCAGACACTATCCTTTCCCCAGGCTTACCGTCCTTCCTGTCAACTGATCCGAAAAATTCTACCGATTCTAAAGCCATGAGTCCTCCTGTTAGATTGATTTAAGAAATTCGTGTGCCGCAGCTATTGCGAGTTCCATAGATGCGTATGGTTTTGCACCCGTAACTACAATGTCGTTACCCTTCTCCAAAGTCCATAAAAAACCTGCCGAACCAGGCACATAGGTCGCTTTGGCTACAAAAAGCTCCTTCGGTTCTTCCTTTGGCAGTTCCTTTTTTTTAGGTTCTGCCTTGATTGTAACAACCTTCTTTTTCGTTGCCATGCCTTTCTCCTTTGAAATGGAGGGGACTTTCACCCCTCCAGATATTTAACCTATTAATATTATAAGGTTTGCTCTTGTTGTGGATTCAGAATTAAACAATGACCACAGTACGGTTCTGGCGCGACTTCCTTCGTTAAGGTCAACAAAGCCAAGACCAGCAATAGCATCAACGTGTTCCTCGTTGGGTTCAGTCAATGATACATACTCAGCATGGTCAATCGCTTCATAAACCTCGTGGGCATAAAAAAAGCCATCTGGAAGAACCATCGAAAGGATTTCAACATAGGTTTCTCCAAGACAAATAGGACACGGATCAGTAACTACCGTTCCCGCTGAAGTGGTTTTTGTCCACACCCCTGCCCCACTACACTTATAACATTTTTTAACAACTCTATTTTCCATCACATCCTCGCTATGTGGCAATCTGGACAGCAATACCGCTGGTGTTCTCGGTCGGCACAACGCCAACAACAAAAATACCCAAACTCCCGCCGCCAAGATAAGTAAGCCCAAGACCCGTAGGATTCGTCAAAAGCACCTGGCCCTCTGTTTGAGCAGCAGCAAAATTAATGGCATTTGCCGGGTCCGCAGCGGCAAGCACAGCATTAATAAAGATCGGATTTTTGAAAACAAGAGAACGCTCAACGTCAGTTGCTCCGGTGCCGTATACAAAGCAAACATCCACATGGGCCGCTTTTGTCAAGATCCGACAGTCTTCAAACCACCCGTCACGACAAACCTTACCGGCAATCTGTTCCCTGGCAAGCATAATACACGGACATTCTTTTCCGCTTGCACCACGGATATTAACCAGGTCGCCAATAGTGCAGCCGTAGAACTGAGAACTGTCACCGTTCATCAAAAGGGGTGCGGTAAGGTCTGTGGTCAAAAGCCCCGACTTGTAAATCTCACAGTTGTTATATCGAGCGTATTCACCACCTTCAGCAACGGTGTAAAGGTTTGTTGCCAAAGTGTTGCTGTTTGAAAACTTAATTCCATTGAAGGTATTCCTGACACCTGTGTTTTTTAGTGTTGCAATATCGGTGGCATCAGTTGTTACCCCAAGGGAAATCCTTGCGCCCGACCCATAGCCCGCTCCGGGGAAAGGCCCGTTGCAACCAAACGTGTGAGTCCGACTCTTTGAAAAATCAACCATGCTGGTTTCAACTACTTCCGTAGAGCCGTTTACGAGAATCGCATCATTCTGGTTGGTTGTGGTTTTTGCATAAGCCTTACTATAAGTTTTAACCGCCGTTCCAGGGGTCAGGCCCCTATTGCTGTCAGAACCATTACCATAGTCAACAAAATAAGTGTCCCCAAATTCACACCCAGTAAAACCAATCGGAATGGGGATACCACTTTTTTTAAATGTTCCTTGTGCTGTCATGATTTTCTCCTTCTCAGGTTGCGCTCAATTACGCAAGCTCTGTATAGAGGGCGGGCCAATACCCGCCCAATGAGAGAGTTGAATTACCGTATTGGCGGTAAGTTGTTGATATTGCTATGAAACCAAATTTCCGAAGATCCATCTCCAATCAAGAAATCCGGCAGCTAAACGCATGTAAACCGAGTGTTTCATCATCTTCGTCTCGAAGTCCACGGTGTTTTCCAGTTCCGCTTTGATTCTGTCGATAAACACAAGGTCTTTTTTCATCTGGCTTTTCCAGACCATGAACCAGTTGTTTGTATCGTCGTCGTCAAGTCTCATGTACGGAATGACCTCGTAGCGGCCATGCGCCATGTTCTTGTCCAGCGCAGCAGTATCGTACCCTGCCGGGGTCTGGGTGATTTCAAATGCCGTGTCTGCCAGGTTGTCCGGCACGATAAGGGCAAGGTCGTCACCAACGTCAATACGCTCAGAAATGTCGTTCCTGAACAGCCGCATTGCTAACCGAGTAGTTGCAATAGCGGTTTTACTCAGAGCGTCCGTACCGGAGTTGTCAAACCCTGAAGTCGTTGAAGTACCAGACTTTGTAGCATGAGAACTCGAACACAGGGACACGCCCTCTTCCGAAGATTGATAATGAAAGGCCGTTGAGAAAGCCTGGGTAAAAATTAATGCACCCTTTTTCTCACGGGTTCTTTGGGCAGCTTCCAGAAGCCCTTCTGCCCGGTTGTCAAGAACGGCGTACTTTTTATCGTCAAAGAGTTTCCGTTCACTTTGTAGTCCGGCAGCATACTCTTTCGGCTCGATTCTGGTAGTATACCCAGGATAAACCGGAAGGTAGGACAATCTCCCGTTGAATTCGGGAATGTCCGGCACCGCACCGACACTGTAAAATTCCTCCCATGCCGAATCGGACGAAAGCATCCGGTACAATTTCGGAATCATGGTAGGAAGGTCTTTGTATTTGGCCTCACTTACTTCCCGGAGGCGCGTATCCAGCAGCCTTACAAATGCTGAAGAATCTAAAGGATTACCCACGTTGCACCTCCTTTATTAGCCACCCACAGCTGGGGTAACGAAGTTAGTGTAATGATTGGTAAGAAAGCAGAACTCACAATATTCCTTACCGGCCTCTGACAGATCGAGCCGAAGAACATTTACGGCCCAAAGGTTTGTACCAGCCTTCGCAGGCTCAACAGCCGCGTCTATAAAGGACATGGTAGTTGCGTGAAAGTAAATCGTAGCCGGCCCATGTGACCGAACAGGCACCGCAACAGCGGTATCCCCTACAAGAACATCGTTTCTCGTAGCCATATCCCACTGAAGGGCCGTGGTTGAAGTTCCGTCCATTATCCGATAAGCACCGGCGTTATTCCCACTGCGGAAATAAAGCGTGCCGTCATTATCGGCAGTTGGGGTAAAATCAATGGCCCCGAAGGTGCCGGTTACACCGGACGTACCAGCAGTGGTACAGGTTACAACGGTGGGAGCCGTACCTACCGCTGCGTTAAAGATGGGCGCACGAATTACAGATCCCGGCATCAAGACATCAATCTTGACCATTGGAATGGGGTCACCTTTTGCCCACGGACCCTCAACCCCAACGTACTCGATTGAAGCGCCGTCGTGTGCATCGGCGGCGGCGGGTGCGGTGATGTACTCGCGCAGGTTAGTGCTATCCCATAATGGTTCTTTCCGATTTGTGCCAACCACAATCCCAAACGGCATATCATTGTTGGTCTTGTTAGCAACACCCGCTGCAACAGGGAGCATCTCAACCCCCTCCGAAGGCGCACTTATATCAATACCCACAAGTCCGCCCACATATATCGTTACTGCCGGTTTAACTGGCACCCAAATCGTTTGATAGCTATTATGAACTATTGACATACTCATAGCTTTCTCCTTGGGTTAAATTATTGGTTAATTCTAATAATCTCCACGCCAATTACTTGATCCGCAGCTAGGGCAACCGGCATCCACCTCAGTTATATACCGACTTGTTTTCCAAGTTCCTCCATTTGCGACACAGGTAGTTGAGTCAGTGCCATAAGCACCGAAACAATACCCGGTGGCAACTCCCTTGTCGTCAAGTAGGGTATATTCCTTTTGGGTTGTACGGGCGCTACTATCGCTATCGCCTAAGTAATCGCGCTGAACATCACAGACAAATCCGCAATGCCAGCACTTGAAGTATCTGTCGTGGTCTTCTCCGTCGCCACGCTCATCACTCCCGTAAATTGGTATAGTCTTTGATTCTTTTGGAATCTTTGCTGATCTATGTCTTAATCTCAGCTTCCTAAACATTATTTTTCAAACTTTCCTTTTAACGATGGCCTGGTTTCGCCGGTAAGTGCGGCGGCGATTTTCTCGTCAGACAGATTATGGTGCTTTGCAAATGCCGCAGCATGTTTGTCCAGCTTTTGCGGGGCTACCTTCTTGCTTTCGATATTTGTATCCGCAGGCCCACCAAGATTCTTAGGGTCATCCTTCTTCAGGGGGATAACCTTCGCCGCTGGTTTTACTTTGGCCGTAAGAGAAGCAACTGCACGATGAAAGTTAATGTCGGCATCCACTTGAGGGATTTTGTGGTGAATCTCGTTGTGGTTGTCGAACATTTCCTTGAACACGGCATCTAATTGCTTTGGGGACAAATCCGCCCCTGCTTTATGCACCTGGGCTACATAGGCGTTTTCGTACTCTGACTGTGCCGCCTGTTCCTCTGCTTTTGTCTGTACGACTTCATTTCTTGCTTCTGATTTGACAAAGTCTCGTAGTTGTTTCTTGGTCATAAACACAGGTTCGTCATCGTCCGGGTCTGCTTCCGGCTCCGTTTTTGCCGTAACCAACTGGTCAATTTTATTAACCAGTAGATTAATATTGCCCTCAAGCTCCGACATTCTCCTGCCCATCCGTGAGCGTTCTTTATGGTCATCGGGTTCTGCAGGAATGTCAGGTTCCGGTTCTTCGGCTACTTCCGGTTCCGCTTCAACATCGGGTTCCGGTTCTTCGGCTACTTCCGGTTCCGCTTCAACATCGGGTTCCGGTTCGGCGTCTTGGTCGGGATCTGACGAAATCGCCTGCTCGGTTTCAGTCTCCGGGGTTTCGGGTTCTTGTTCTTCTCCTACCGTTTCTTCAGCGGCTTCACTCGCAGCGGCATCCCTAACTTCTAATGCGGCGTCAAGGTCGGCATGGCTTACTGTAATCGGTGATTTGTTTGGCATTTACCCTGCCTCCTGTTGTGTTAGTTTAAGTTTAAATTTATCGTATGTTGCTAATTTCCTTGCCCATTCAGTGATTAAATCCTTCAGGATGTTATACTTAACAACATCTTCAGGTGTGTTTTGCCCATCAAGAATCTTGCTAAACAATACATCAACTTCGTCCATTGTTTGCTTGAACAACGCCTGCCCAACTTCAGAGTGAAGCGCATCATAAAGATGTTGCCGCTTTCCAAGGATGGACAGGATTTGAGTGGTTCTCCTTGGGCCATGTTTCGCTGAAAATCTCTCAATGTCTTCAAGCGTTATCTTTCCCTGCTGTTCGGTTTCTGTTTTCATGTGTCTCCATAAAAAAAGCCCCGCCGGAACCAAGGCTACATTTGCTTGGTTCTGACAGGGCTTATCTTTGCGATAGTGTCCCTAAATTATTATATTTTAATCTTCCAGCTTCAACGTCTCGTTCACGTTTTAAATTTTGGCAACTTGTCCATCTTCTCTTTGTCTGAACTGAAAATCAATGTTTCAAACCTGTTTACGTTAGAAATGCCTCCCATGTACATATTAACCTGAATATTGCCCACCCTCTTTTCTTCAAGGAAGGCTCTTAACAATACAATGACCTCAAGGATCTTCTTTTCTATTCCGGTTACCGCCATTAAGCATTGCTCCCATAAAAGCATCGCCAATCCGTCCAGTCCACTGAATATCTATGAGTAAATTTTACATCTTTAGTGTCAAAGGGTTCATTCAAAAACCAAGCATCGTTATCAGTTAGATAATCAGGTCTGGTAGAGAAAAAAACATCCCCTGTCTTCTTCGCACCAACGAAAGCCA